ATGAAAAAGACGATTGAACCAGACGATTTTACTTACGGGCCAACGCAGATTATTGGGCTGACCAAAGGCGACGTAAACCTCATGAAGGTTAGCGGAAATATCGTCCGTGATCAGGCTCGAGCACTGGATGACACAATCAGAGAAACAACCGGCCTGACCGATGCTGAAATCATGGAGCTTGGCCGCTCTGGGCGACTGCGCATTGTTCAGCATGACGGAAGCAATGTGGAGCACTATTTCATGGATGACAGTGAACTCTTCCGTGTCAATCCAATTGAAATGGTGGTGACAGACGGAAAAGTGACGGTTTCCCGAGTTATTGAAAAGCCCAAAAAGCAAAACCCCGCCAGAGTGAACTGACGGGGCCTACGTTGCCGAGTATATGCTGTCGAGAGGTTTGATGATCATCAAGATCGCGCCAGCACCTTCATCAACCCTGGCCACATCACCCTACCCCACTTCTCTTACAGGGTAAAGGGTTAAGAACGCCCTATCCGATCCTCTAACAGCGCCAGCGCAATGCGTGCCGGAACCGGCCTCTGCCCCGTCTCATACACTGAGACCTCAGATTTACTGTAGGCCCGTGCACGACCGAGAAGATCAGCCAGGAATTGCCCGAACTGCTCTTGTGTCATTCCTCTGGATTGGCGCTCGACGCGTAGTTCTTCTTTCGTCATGGTTTAGCATTACGCTAAAATAATGATTGACGCAAGTTCAGCATTTGGCTAAATTATAATCAAATGACAAAACCGCCCCTCTGGCTTAGGCTGGAGGCTATGGAGATGGATATGGGTAAACCATACGACTATTCTTTTCGATTTGCCGGTCAAGAACATGGCCTTATGATCGACACATGCGAAACGTGCTCATTGCCGATCGATTGGAAATCTGAAGACTACGTCTTTTACAAGAAGACCAAAAACTATGATTGGGGTTACCGGATGCGACACCGAAGATGTTGTCCCAATCAAACTCCTTGGGAAAACATCATTTTAGCAAATCGCAACGCCAAAAAATTACACTCTGACCGACTGGAAAAAATGCGCTCTTTGGCAGAACAATTAGGCATATCAGATCCATGTAAGTTTGCGCAGATTGCTGCAGAATCACTTGGGTCTAGTCAGAGTATCATTCTTGTCGATGACTGAGTGCACAAAAAAACCGGCCCTCGAAAGGACCGGCAGTTATGGTGGACCCTCAGTGTAAGCCACTGGGGAGAACGTTGGATAAGGAGTTATGGAATGAGCTTCACTATAGGTATGAACTGCGAAGGCAGTGACGTTTTGGTCATCAGTCATTTTGGCGACGACTATCCATGCGAAAAGGATGGTTCTGGAACATTTGTCATCTACAATGATAAAAAAATTCCTGTCGCTAAAATGAACGCCACTGCTTTGCGCAATCTATCAGTCGCGATCGAGGCCTCCCTGCACAACATGGACGCTTCACGACAGCCAATGTTTGATTGGATTGCTGAAGACGATGATGAAGAACAGCGCGAATACAGGCTTGTAGACTAACCCCACCGTCCAGCATCAACCACCAAGCATAGAGCGGCTATGAAGATCAAAGCCGCCCAGAGCATTAGTCTTCTTGCGGCTGGTCTTCCGGCTTGCGCCTAGGCCGCTGATCGCGTCGACGCTCTGCCTTTTCCTCGCGCCAGACTTCGAAAAAGTTCTCGGTGGCAACGTGGATGGGACCGCCCTTCAATCCCTTGAAGAAGCTGCCCAGAGCGAAGATGACAATGCCCACGCAGATCAGCGTCATATTGCCTTCAGAGAATGTCAGTGATGCATCTTCACGAGCATCAACGATAACTCCAGCGGCTGTTTCGCCCATAACCTGCTCTAAGGCACTTTGAAGCGCAGAGCCTTCATCTGGGAATTCTTCATCCACGGAACACCCCCATAACGCGCAGGAGGCCCACAAGTCCCGTCACCATCAATTCCGGTGACAGCTTGGCAGGGACATAATACCCGCTCGCCCAGACGGACGAGAACACGCCCAGCTGATGAACTGCTGACACGCTTAGCACGATCGCACACACCGCAAACGCCGCCACGCCCCACCCGTGCCGGGCATGGCGGACCCCAAAGATGGAGCCCGCCAGAACTAGGCAGATAATCAGGAACAGAAACGCATGGGCAAACATCACGCCACCTCTTCTTCCGGAGGAACCCACTTAGAAAGGAACGTGGCGCCAAGCATCAGGCCGATGATGAAGAACATCAGCAGCATACCTGGAATCATCTCGGCCCATTTCTGACCGCCCTCTTCTGCGAACATGCTGCCGAGTGCCGATGCACCAGATACGCTAGGCATAGAGTTTCGCAGTGCCTCAAGTCGGCTTCGGCTTACGTCGAGATCAGCGACCGCTTCTTCATATCGCTCACGTGGGCCGAGAAGTCTCTTCCACTGGTTAATCTCATCACAGTAAAACTCGCGATACCAGCTGTCTCCCGTGCAATCTCCAACATGCTCAAAGACAGTTCTGCCGGTACGCTGCCCCTGAGAATTCAGCGCCGGTGCGCTATACAGAATATCAATTTCGAACTGAATATCTTCAACTGATCGCGTCGAGACTTCCGGCTGCATCTGACGAACTACGGCCCGCTGATCATTGATTTCCAACGTCAGGTCATCAATTTCCTGCCGGATCGTTGTTGCGCCCATGTCTTCATTCACAATCTGGGACGCCATGAGCTGGCTGGCAGCGCCGACACAGACGACGATACCGAACGCCATAGCGATGCCATAACCATACTTACCGGCCTTGTTCCTGTTGTTCACTGCGACCGCCAGACGCGCCGCCGTGAGCTTCGTGAGCGCATAGATTGCCACACCTGAACAGCCGAGCACAAAGCCGACACCTTTGCCCGGGAGAAGGTTGGAAAAGCTCAGAAACTCCATCACCGATCCGAGGATGAACAGGACAAACCCGACAAGGCCCATAAGAGGCTGGATCTGAATGAAATCATCAATCTTGGAATAAAGGCGGCGCACATCGGCGACAAAGCCATCCTCTCCAATTCCCTTGGCTTTCGCCACAGCGGCCAGCTGACGCGCATCTGACTCGCTGCCGGTATCAATGACGACTTTGGTTCCATCTCGTTCAATTGTCATGTTCAGCCCCTTGCTGTGCTTCAATTTCTGCATTGGCCCAGCTCTCCCAGAGGTGAACGCGTTGAAGCGCCATTTCTGAAATCATCAGGCATTGTTCGTAGATTTGCGCGTAGTTGCCGCCACCAACGCCAACATATGGCTCTGGGCATGCGGTCAGCTCTTCCAGAGACAGCCCTTCGGCATACTCAGCTCCCGTCAGTGGCGGGGGGTTCGCGAAGGTCATCACCGTTATTACTTCCGGAGGTATCGTCCGCGTTATCACAACCGGCTCTGTAGTCGCGCACGCAGACAACATCAGGGCTGACAGGCATAGCGGTCCACTCATTTTCGATATGATCAAGGAGTTCCAACGCACGCCTTGCGGTCGCGCGTCCCTCTTCTGCTTCTTGTCGGTATTCGCTCAGAGAACGCCTGAACTGGCGACGCGCCTCATCGGTCGCATCAAGTACGCTTTCCCATTGGCCGGCCATTTCAGCCGCCCTATGATTGAGATCGTTGATTGTGGACCACAGCAAAACGTGATCGACCCACCATCTCTGGTACTGGCGCTCATGCTCCTTCTGCGCCGAGGCATACCCGTTATTGTGAGCGACGAAGGCCACAGGAACAGCGGTCGCGCCAACAACAGCCAGATAAGGGATGAGCGGCCCCAGCAACCTAAGCATAACGCCGCTCCACATCCGCCCTCAGCTGGACAAGATCGGTGTCATAATTGTTCATCCGATATCGTCTGCCGTTATAGTGTTTGGCGAATTCGGAGGCGTCACCGAGGCGATATTCGCCGCGCTGCGTTAAGTCCCAACGCGAAGCAAGCTGGCCGAGACGCCGACTGGACCGGAAGAAGCGCGAAATAATCCGCACATGTCCGTCAATCGTTTTCAGGTCATCGAAGAAGTTGGCCGGATCAGAATAGCCGCACTCATCATAATTGAAGCCCATGACCTGAAACGCTGTGAAAGATGTTGCTTCCAGCGCCGCCCACGTTGTCTGTGGTGAGTGCTGGCCCTCTGTCATGCACGCCTCATGCATTTCCCAGAATTGCTGCCAGCGGCCCTCTGGTGTCCTTGCATTGGCAACACGATCAAACTGGCGAAGCTCACGAACGTTCAGACGCTTGCGCCGCCACCAGAGCCGCTCTATGCGAATCCAGCGCGGGTCTTCGTCTCCCGTCTCTTTCTTCACCAAGGCTTTCATGAAGGTCGCAGGAACGCCGCATCGACGCCCTGCGGCCTCATAGGCCTCAAACGGCATCTTATCAGGCAGGTTCCACATCACGCTTTTCCTGAACCTGTTTGCCTGCTGACGTTGTGTCACCAATGCCGAGAGCCAGAGACTTAAACGCCGCTCGTTCTGCTGGCCCCTGATCCATCAGTTGGGCAATGGCACCCATGAAGTCGACAACGTCATCAACGTTCACCAGTCGCTCTGTCTGGCCGTTCAGGGTAATCTGACGCGGCGTGATCGAAACAAGCTGGCCAATCTGATCGAGCTTACGCTCTGCCAGTCCAAGTTTCTCGGTAAGCTCTTCAATCTGCTTCACAAGCTGTTCGCAGGTTTCTGCAGTATCTTGCACCAGCTGCGCCGTTCCCTTGCTCATGGCGGCCTCCTGTCTCAATTGTTTCAGTTCTTCCTTGTCGGCCCGCTGCTCGGCCTTCAGGAGTTCCAGGCGCTGACGGCCTCGGTCTTCGTGCTCAGTCATCAGGACGCGTTCACCGCATAGGCAGACGCGCAATAGCTTTTGATTGCCGCCAGAAGTGTCGCGTAGCTGGAATTGAAGAGATCCACATCGAACAGGCCGATGGCAGCAACGTCCATGTCTGCGAACTGTGAGCCGTTAGAGAGTGAGCCGATCTTGAAGGCCGCACCGGATGCGGTGCCGCCAGCAGCCGCGGCATCCACATCAGTCGAGCGCGTTCCATCGACATACATTTTGATGTACTGGGAACCATCATAGGCGTTGATACCGATGAACCAGTCAGTGCCAATTGTGCCGGTAATCTCGGTTGCGCCGAAACGATAGCGAATGCTTCCGCCACCTGCCGGAACATCGACATAAGAGCGCGTTGTGGTGTTCGAAAACTTACCGCCCAGAACACCGGTTGACGTGGTGTCTGTCATTTTTGCCACGAACACCATTGAGTGAGCCGCAGTCATATCGAAGGTAAGAGATGGGTCGAGCTGTGAACGGTTGCCACTCGTCGCTTCGGTATCATCACCCTTAAAGCGAGCGATAGACAGGCCGTTGAGACCGTCCGCAATCAGATAAGGCCTGCGGGTTGTTGTCCCGTCGAGGCTTTCCCCGCTCCCCGCAAGGTCTTCCAGCGTATCAATGCGGGTGTCAGAGCCGACAACCGTTGTCGTGATTGCCGCGCTGCCCAGATAGGGCTCTGGCTCGTGCCAACCTACGCAATTGGCGTGGCCGATAATGGTAGAGCGCGGAGCTGTGTCGGTCTCAAAATCGGCCAGCGTGGCGCCGAAATTGGACGGATCGAGATTAGAAATAAAGCCAGCCATTAGAGTGAAATCTCCCGAATTGGACAGTAGATGCGGATTTCTTCCGGGACGTTCGTTCGTCCCGTTGCTGCGAGCCGGTCAGGCCGCGATTTGAAGTAGTCGTGGAAAGGAGAGCGGAAGCCGCTATTGCGATACACATTGGCCCGCGTCTTGGTGAAGCTGTTGGACTGCGTAAGCGTCAGGTCTCGCGCGATTGACAGTGTTGGAGACATGCTGACCGTTGCATCGAGATTCAGCGTCAGAACTGTGCTGCTGGTCTGCGTGTATGTGCTTTCGCTGGTCGTCCCGCTTACATCCGAGTAGTTGAAGCCGATCAGCTTGTCGCCGCCCGAACCGTCATCAATCCCGTCGCCGGAAATGTCTTCAACCGATTGCGGAACAAACCAGTCGTTTTCGATCACATAGTCATGCGTGAAGGTAATCTCGCAGCTTGTGCCGGACGCCGTTGCAGAATCCACGTCAAATGTTGGAAGCGTCTCACCTGTCAGAGCGCAATAAACGGCCATTGCGATACGCTCACCGAGCATACATCCGCCCATTGCGTCCGTGTGGATAACGTCCAATCCGTCATCCATCGTGCAATCGTACATGACGCCGCCAAACACGATGTCCGAGCTTGCCGCTGCTGCGTCGTAAATGTCCTGAATGGCTGTGTTGACGCTTAAGCTTTCGTCTTCAGTCTCATTCACCTGAATAACAAGAAGCTTAGGCGCGGACGCAAGGCCCAGAGCCGTCTGCATATCGCCTGTAAGGTTGCTGGCAAGCGTTTGAAGCTCTGCCGATGTGAGACCACTCTCACCCTGAACATAGACGATGTAAGGGCATTGGACGCCGCGACCGTAATTGGCGAATACAGCCTTGGCCCGTTCACCATAGCCGATCAGATTGTCATAGTTCGTCGTGCCCTGCTTGAAGAACGAAATGTCCTTGCCGCCTTCCCATGACGTGGCTGTGAGAATTCCAGGCGTTGGGTAACCGGTGCGCTGGCGATACATCATCTCAAGCGCGTATGACGCCAGAGTGCCGACATAGTGCGCCGCTGCCACATCCTTTGCAGGGCGCAAATCTGTCAGCGCCGTTGTATCAAGATCGCTTGTGCCGGTCTTGGTGCGCGGTCCATCGAAGTTCATGACATTGTGAGGGAACATCTCTTCTGTGATGACGAGGCCTTCAGAGCCGCCCTCCCCTGCGTTGGACTGGCCAATGACAGGAAGGAAAATGCCATCGCTCACGCTGTTGATCAGAAGCGTTTTCAGCGTCGATGCAGCGCCGGTCGTCTTGTATTTGACCTGTCGGGCCGAGAACGTAATCCCGCCATGAGAGACGAGCGTGTCATAATACCGCTCAAGTTCCAGCGGCATGTAATTGTCGATCGATGATGAAACCGTCGAAGGCGTAGCGAAAAACTTGTCCTTCGTGTGGAAGCTGGCGTTCATATCCGTTGTCATGTCCGGACGAACACCCAGCGCCACAGTTGAGCCGTCAGGTGCATAACGCCAGATATACTTCCCGATCAGACGCGCATTATCGACACGATACTGTTCAACCTCGTGCGGGAGACGGAACGTTCCATCTGGCTTCGTTCCCCAGATACGAAGGCCGTTCATAGTCAGGCCGTCGATGTAACCATTAGAGGCAAGACGCGCATTACCCTGATTGGCCTTGGCTTCTACGTCTGCAATGCGGTCTATTGCCGGATAAGCGTTCCGTGTATTCCGGATCGCTGACTCTGACGGGTAGAAGTGAAGATAGCCAGTTGCGCGCTCTACGCCCTGTGCAACGTAAATTGTGCCGCCCACATTGTAGGCAAAGAAGTTCTCATAGGTGGAAAGAACTGAACGCTGCTGAGACAGGAAGCCTGTTGCCTTGGCCTGATCGATGCTGTTTGCTTCGGCTGTGATGTTATTCGCAACGGCTGTGGCGTTTGTCTCTGCCGTTTCGGCATCTGTCGCGCTGGCTGCTGCTGCCAGAGCATTCGCCTCTGCATTCAGAATGTTCGATGAAGCGCCAAGCGCGAGATCGGAAGATACAGAAGCAATATCATCCAGATACGGGATGACATCATCCTCAGCGCCCAGATTGAATAGGGTAAGGATAACGCCCTCTGTCGGGTCGATATTGTCACGGCTGTAGATCGTCGTGGAATCGTCGCTGGTCTTGACCACGATCTTGTAAGTCGCGCCGCCTGCATCATCGATGAAGAACTTGAAGACGCCCTGAGCATCGCCGATTGACGGGTTAGTGTCTTCAGTTGAAAGCCCTGCATCCGTGTAGATCGTGGAAGGCGTAGAGGTTCCGCCTGCATACACGTACACCCGAACCCCTGCGTAAATCGTCCCGCTGCCATCGCGGAGCTGGCCCATGACTGGAGTCGCGCCCATGCTATTTCCTCATACTAAAGCGCCCGCCAATCTGGCGGGTTTGTTGTTCGTGGGTTTTGGGGTGAGCCCTACTCGGGGATCATGTCCTGAAGCGCATTGCGAGGGGAGCGAGACAGCGGCGCTTCCATCAACGCTGTAAACTCGTTAATTGCCTGCGACGGGTCTCGCTGTATTCGAGATTGCGCACCTCGCAGAGTGGCGCGGATTGGTGCGGAAATTGGTGCTTCCGCCATACCGCCCAGATATCCAGCAAGACGGTTTCGCCATGCCGGAACGGCGTCATCAACCAGACGTTCACCGAGCAGGCGCATCTGGTCTGTTTGCGAGCCTCCCGAAGGATCTATAGAGTTCCTGGACTGAAGGAATTGATCTGTGTCGTTGATCGCCTCGACCAGTTCTTTGCCGCGCTCCCCAAAGACACGTTCAATTGCATCTTGCATGTCCTGCTGGAGTGTCATTGTCAGACGTGGCGCTGCGCCAGAACGTGTGCCGTCAGGGTTGTTGATGCGACGACCGCCGCGCATGGTCCGTAGAAGCTCATCACGAGCTGACAGGAGCGCAACCGCTTGCTGTGGCTCTGACATAGCCTCAAAAGCACGACGGGCGTTCTCTGCGTCACGTGGACGGGTATAGGCAGACATGAACTCTTTTCCGAAATCTACCGCTTCAAGAGCCCCATACTCATCCCCATACAGCTGACGAACCTCCCTATACTCAGGGACCTCTGATTCAATCGCATTCAAAATTCGGCTACGCAGAGACCGGTAGGCTCCACGGTCCGCCGCTTCGCTTGCCCCTTGCTCTAACATTCTTGCGCGAGACTGCATCCAATGAGCCGCGCGCAAAGGATTTCGCGCCACCATGCCAGCCAAGTCTAGGCCTTCGCCTGCAGCGATCTTATTCAGAGGCGACCGCAAAACGTCCATGCCCGGGCCCGTTATAACCTGCTGAATAGCGGGAAAACGCTGCTCATTTCGTAGCGTGCCCAACATCCACTCGGCGCCCTCACTTGGAGCGTCGCCTCTGGCCAAAATAGGCTCATACCCTTCGCGACCTATACGCTGAAGCTCTTCTAGGATATCATCCTCAGCTCCAATCAGGTCCCGATCACCCATTATGGATTGAAACCGTTGACGAATACTCTGACGAGCCGCTGGAAGGTCTTGAGCAAGCGAGCGCTGAATCGTTGCAGCCGCATCTGGACTGGCATTGTAAGCCGCACGAAGGTTGCCCTGTATAAGGTTTCTTACCCGGCCAGAGCCATTATCAAGCGCATTGATGATCGCATCTTTAAACCGCGGCGCGAGCGGCAAGCCAACCTCCGCGCTCTGGGCCGCCTCATTTACCGCAACTACGATCTGCCGCCGAGCGTTCGTGTCGAGCGGTACACCCACCCTGTTAAGGGCTCGCTCAAGAGTTCCGAGCGCATCGGGCGTGGCTCCTCCGTCGACGAGTGAAGCGTCAATTATCTCGCCGATCTCCTGAATGTTCCGATCTGGCGTCGCAATATGGCTTGGCGTGAATGTGCCACTGAATAGGCGGTTAGCGCTGCGACCGGCAAGCGACAAAGCAGGGCCAGCTGCCCATGCGAGAGGATTTGTTCCACCTTCAACTGCCATATCGGCGCGCTCACCAAGCGAAACATCACGCCCTTCGGTTGCTTCACGATTGGAAGCCCCTACGGTTCCCTCATAGAGGGCGTTCTCGCCAGCACCCAGAGCACCAAGGCCAGCCAAGCGCGTACCGTATCGAACCGCCTGATTTAAGCGACTAGCAGCTTGAGGCAAAGAGCGAACAACTGCGTCGACGCCTTTGGCGGCACGTCCAAGAGGGATGGCTGTTGCAATACCGAAGCCAGTAAGCTCGCCCGCACCGTATGACATTGGATTGGTTTCGCTATGCCATTGCTGCACATCACGCGCTTGCTGAAGGCGTTCGTCATAATTGGCTGATGGCTGGCCAGTTAGCTCATTCGGAATCATCGCATTCAGACGAGTCTGAAGCCCTCCCGTCAGACCATTATTGACGCCCAGCATAGCCGAAGCCGCACGAGATGGCTCGTAGTCTAAAAGCTCTTGAGAAGCGCGATTTGCTGCAACCGTCTCAGGCGATGGAGAGTTTCTGAACTGCTCCTCCGTCAACCTCGGCCCCGGCTGGCTTGCATTGCCAGAAGCAGATGAAACGTCCAAGCCCGGACCACGCATTACGCCGCTAGGCGGCGTGTAACTGCTTTGCGCCTGCGTTGGTTGCGAGGCGCTCTGAAGCGGACGCCATGCATCATTCTCATAGATCTGAATATCGCCTTGGGTATTGCGAGCCGACTGAATACGCTCCCAACTTTGCCCGTTGAAACGCTGGACTTCACCAGTCTGTCGGTTTACGGCGTATTTTCCATCGCTCATTGGACGACCTCAAAGCCGGGCGGAGGGGGAGTAACCGTGCTGCCAGTTACTGCATCGCGTCGAGAAATACGATTATTGTAGTCTTGCTCTCGTGCCTGTTGCAGGCGATTCAGAGACCCTTGTACGTCTCTGAGAGTTTGCGCCAAATCTTCCGGCCTACCGAGCTGATCAAGACGACCGCGAAGACTGCTTAGCAGGTCAAGCTCACGCTCTGTTACGCTGCCGAGCGCTCCGCCTGTTGGGGAGTTTGCCCGCATCTCGGCAAGAGCATCTACGCTGATGATGCCGCGAATTGTTTCAAGCTGATTATTCAAGTAGCGCTGGTCACTGGCAGGGAGGCCCGCGAACAACCCGCCGTATCCGGTTGTCCAGTCATTTGTCGCAGAAAGCGCACGATCAATTGCCGTATTAACAATTTCGTTTTGCGACTGCGATGAAAGCAGGCGCATTCGTGCCTGCGCGTCGGCACCTGCGTTCTCATCATCGGCTGGACCGCCTGGAATTGGCTCCATGCGCCAAGCACCTGTCTGCGGGTCTTGCGCGACCTGATAACCTTGCGGGATAGTTCCGATCTGTGGAGCTGCACCGCTTCCCTCACTGATTGAGACAAGAGGACCAGACGGCCTATTCGCATTGATCCGGCCTGTGTCAGCTTCCTGCTGGCGAATATCCAGCGTTCTGATTTCGCGTCCGACATAATCTTCATCAGGTCCGAGCAGGACTTGTCCTGTCTGCGTAGACAGACGGTCGCCCGGGTCTACGGTAACAGCATCACGGGCGTCGAGCGCCACACGAGGCGCGCCCTGATCCATCCGGATATACTGATCATTCGTGACCTCATATTGAGGCCCCTGACGCATCTGTGTCATAGCCGCTGCAATGTCGTTCTGCAGGTCCATGTCAGACAGGCCGGTAGGGTCTTGAGCCATCCATTGCTCGAAGCTCATATTGTTCTTGCCGCCTGAGACCATCGGGCCGAACCGCTGCCAGTTCTGACGGACAAACGCCACGCGCTGCTCTTCAGGCATGGTCAGAAGGTGCTGACCCATCGCCAGAGCTGATTCCTGCATTTCGCGCTGCATCTGAGCCTGCTGCTCGTTCATGCTGGTAATCTGCTGTTGTACATTGCCGCGCTGAGCCTGCTCCTGCGCAATCTCGCCCATGCGGCCCTGACGCGCGTTTTCGTACTGCTGCGGAGCAAAGCCCTGCGCAAAGCCGTGAACCGCCTCAGCAAGCGGTCCTGAGCCTCTGCGAAGGTTATTCTGCCCCCAGTTCTCGATGGAGCTGAGAACGTTGGTGACAGGACCGCCCTGACCTTGTGCTACCGGCTTGTTCATGCCCGGCTTCATGTCCAGCGAGGCCAGAGCATTAGACATGCCGCCGCCTTCCCCACCCGTCAGCACCTTCGGTATTCCGTCCCAGTTCATCAGTGACATTAGAAGAAGCCTCCAATTGAGCCCAGCGCATTGCCGATCATGTTTTGAGAGTTGGCGCCCTGCTGCCGGTAGCTGGAGCCTCGGATATTGCCGATATCCTGCGTGAGCGCTGACATGGCGTTGGTCGCGTTTTGTCCGCCCGCCGCGAGCGAACTCGTCGCGCTCTGACCAGACCCGGCCAGCCCAGCAAGCGCATTGTTATAATCAAAATAAGCACCATAACGATTACCAGCGAGACGGTCAGACATTGCGCCAAGCGTCGAGCCAGAGAACAGCTTGCCTGCAGCACCCATGCCTCCCTGAATGGTGTCAAAATCCTGCTGGCTGATATCGGTAGCCGCCTGATTGTAGCCTGAGCCAAGGAAGCGGTTATATGCCTCCTCCTGCAGCCCTTCCGGCGTTGTAGCCGTGAGATTGGCCGAGCCTGCAGACATGCCCGTTTCCGGTGTTCCATTGGCCTGACCAGTCGTCAGAAGAGAATTGCCCTGCCCCGTCTGCTGATATGGAGCCGGTTCAAGCGTGTCCGGATTGGCCACACGTCGCGCCACCTGCGCAAAGAAGCCGGGCGGATAACCGCCACTGCCATTTTCATTCCCGATATTGCCAATGTTGCCGAGCGCATTGGTGTTGATACTCGCGCCTGGAACCGCCTGATCAGACCGATAATTCACCGGCGAGATACCAAACGTCGCCCCCAACAGATCGCCTGCCGCATTGCCTCGCTGAATTGAAGGCGCGAACGCATTGCGCATCCAGTCAAACTGCTCACGCTGCAGCGCTATTGCATCACGATTGGCCTGAACCTGAGCATCTGCGGCCTTGTCCTCGGACTTGTTCCCGAAGAGACCGCTCACGAGTCCGCCTATACCGCTGAACACGGCTCCCAGAAAAGAAGGCATAGCTTATCCTTTAAATGAGGTTAGAGGCCGCCCGATGACGCTTCACAGTAAACCGTGAACGAAGCCGTGAGCGGGGTTCCGCTGGTGGAGTCTGTGACCGTGCATTTCATGTAGCCGGTCTTTGTTTCTTCAGATCCGATGGAAATGCTGAATGTGCTTGTCGCGCTCGTAGAGCTGTCAGCCGTGAACGTGTCGCCAGACACGTAAGTCCACGAGTACGTGTAAGGCGCAACGCCGCCCGATGGCGTGACAGTGACACTGGACGTTGTTGCTGTTGGCGGGCTGGCGCTGAACGCAAATGCATAGGCCGAACTGCCAGACACCGTGAGATTGCCTGAACCGGCTGCCGACTCTGCCACACTGTTCACATTGGTATTCGCAGCAGTGACCTGCCCCTGTAATGAGCTGATCGACTGATTGGCCTCGGCAATGCCTGAAACCTGCTTCCCAATCGTATTGCGACCACCACCAAACACGAGCGCATCCAGCCAGCGCGAAAACTCTGGCGTCGGCATGCCCTTGTCATCGACAATCGGGCCAGCGGGCAAGCGATCAACTGAGCGACTATCAGCCATTATCTGCCACTAAAGCCGCACAAGATGCGTTTAATTCGCGGGTAATCTGCTCGGGAGGCGTTTCCACCGACACCTTTACCGGAGCGCCGCGTGTGAAGACATCGTCCTTCAAATATGGGATAATTTCTTCAAAATCATTCACCTTACCAATTGTCACCTTTAGGTCAGGAAAACCAAAAAGCGCTTTTCTAGCTGCTGCTACTTGAGCGTTATTCATTAAAGTCCCTCATTCACTGCGACGTTCAGAGCGCCAAAATCAATCGGCTCGGAGAATGTGAACCGGAAAACAGTCTGCCCCGGGCGAGCGCGTCCGCAGCGCGTCCAGAACGGGTTTTTATTGTATTCACCGGCTTTACCTGTTGATCGATCGCGCCCGTTTCCGAACGTATTGCCACCATCAACCGAGATTTCCATCGTGATCACCGGATCAGAGCCCTGACCGGATGCAAGACCGGCACCCGTGATGCCATCAAGGCGCACATTCTCGATTGCTCTGCGGCCCGTCATGCTTGGGAGGTGAGCCGAGAACTTCCGGCTGATTGCCGTTCCCGTTCCGCTCGCGCTTGTCAGATCATCCCATTTATAGTCCCGGGACAGCTTGCAGAGCTTTGCGCCAAGGCGCGATCCTGCAAAGTACAGCGATCCAGCCCGCGCCCTGTATGCCCATTCCCATGTCGTCTGCCCGTATGTTTCGCGCTTGTGGAAGGTGCCATTCGCCAGATCGAGGCACACACAGCCGGTTGGCGTGTTGATGATGTAGAAGGCGTGACCGTCTATCTCTTCCTTGGAGCAGACAATGTCGTCAGCATCGGTTTCCGCAATCATGCGTGTTACCCATGCGTCTTTCGCGTCCATGCGCGTCGGCGTCATACCATCCAGCCGATACACGCCGTTGTCGTCACCGATCCAGATCAGCGTGTTATCCATCTGGATGATGGAGTCACGACACTTCCCACCCCGCATAATCGGGTCAACCTGTATCGGGCTGAACGGGTCTGTGTTGTCGCCGGTCTGAACCCACGGCTCTATCGTCTGTGTACCAACGAGCCAGATCGTATTGCCAAGCACCACAGCCGCAACGAGCGGATCAGGCGAGCTTTCTGCCGTGTAATAGCTGAGCGTCGTTGTCGCGTCGAAGTCGCCGGCATCTGTGAAACCGAGCCGCGAGCCGTATGTGAACACAAGACGCTGACCAATGCTGGCAATCGAAGAAAAGCCGGTCTGACCGTGATCAGATAGCAGTGTTGCGAAGTCGGCGTCCGTTACCGCTGCAAAGGTCGTTGCACCTGATGCGGCAATGTAGATATCACCATCGCTCAGAAACGCGCTTTCAGCCTCAGAAGAGGCCATCTGAACGCGATCCGTGCCAGACAGCGTTCCAGTCATCGTCGTTGGCGCTGAGAAGTCTGTCGGGAACAGTTTAAGCGCCGTTCCGTCTGCCACAACAACCTTGTCCGAAAAACCTTCCTGATACCAGATACCGCGACAAGACGTAGACAGGCCGGAAGAATACAGAAGGCTTCCAGGCGTCCGCGTCAGGCGCATAGGCCGCGCCGGATCAGACGTGTTCGGCTCTGCGTAAGCGTTTACCAGCCATTTGCGATTATCGCCCTGACCGTCACGCTCGTAATGTCCTGCAGCAAGCTCAGCGAGAGGCATTAGGTAGAACTCGGCCAGAGAACAGAAGACGGGAGACGATTCAGAGCGCGATCAACCGAAGCCACCATTGAAGGCATGAACGCCGCATCAATGCGCTGGCGCCCTTGCATAGCCTTTCGAACAGTTGAGCCGTCCAGCTCGGCTTTGAAATCACTGGCAAGATTGACCGCCAGAATACAGACAACGCCCTCAAAGTGGCGGTCCTTCAGTGGGAAAGCGTCTGACGTTGTGTATTCAGTTCCCTCCGTGAGGCTGACCGGTGTTGTTGCCTCATCTGTCGGGGTAAGACCATCAGCGAACAATCCGTCGATGAAGCTGTTGAACTCATCAAGGACAATAGCTGTGTCTTCTGCTTGCGGAACTGCGCCACCTTCCACAACGAAAAGCTTCTGCAGAACGCGCTCAGTCAGATCACTGATCGTTTTCGCCATTGTTCAGATATTCCCGAATAACGAAGACTGCATCGTCTTTGGTGGCAATCTCATCCGCCATGTCAGGCGAGATGCGCTTGGCCAGTGCAACCTGCTGCTTCCACTGAAGCTCTTCCCAGTCATCTGGAACGCTAAGCCCTTCGACTTCCTCTACGGACTCAGTCACAGCAGGCGCTTCAGGTTCAACTGGTTGAGAGACTTTCGCCGGAGAGTCGAAATAACCCGCAGGAAGGCTCTCGCCCTCCTTCAGGGTGAAGACTTCCGCACCTGAAGCCGAATAGCCCCAAGTGCGGTAAACCTTCTCTTCTGCGCCGTTAGCCTGCAAGGCGAACCGCCAGATCAGAGTAAATGGACTTCCAGCCATACAGCACGTCGAGACGGATGATATCATCATCTGCATCGATGCTGTATTGCTTGACCACGCGAACAGAGAGGCCCTTGTGAGTCTCGCGCGCTTTGAACTCGACACCGTCCGGAAGTTCCAGAGGGCATGTTACGAGCGCAAACGCGTTCTTGTGGAAGCAGAGGTTTTGCGGGTAAGTCGTTGCCGCTGTACCGGTTTTGACTGTGATTGCCGCGTTATCAGCAGGCGCAGCCGACACAGTCTGATATGGGCCAGACGTGATGATTGCAGGGCTGATCGACAGAGTCGCATTGCCGAGGCCATCAGAATCCACGTCAGACAGGACAACGAATTCCTGCAGATACGGCATTTGCAGCTTGCCGGTCGTGCCTTCGCCTGGAACCGGGTTCATCGCGTAGACGCCAGCAATCGTGAACACGTCACCAGCTTTCAGGAGGCCCGTCACCGAGCTCGACCAACCGTCCGTCACGAGGTTCTGGCTGTTTGTATCGCCAGAGTTCGCATAGGTTGTGTTCTGGGAAGCGCCATTCACAAGCGGCGTGCCACCCAGTGCGCCCACAGTGTGATTGGCCACGTTCTGAGACCGGAACGTCTCAAGACCAGCGATCTCGCCGATAGCGCCTTTACGGTAAGCCTGCTGGTTCACGCCGTTCATGTAGAGCGACGTTGCAGAGCCCGCGATTGCGTAACCAGCTGCAGGGTTCAGGACAGCTTTGCGCATGTCCGTAGACACCGCCATTTCGTCCATGCGCTGCGCAGCCAGAGCCATTGAAGCGAAGCCGTTCGGCGTCGTGCCGGGCGTGCCGACATGGTTCCAGACGTTTTTGTAAAGGTCGTGGCCGTTGCGGTCGATCACGTTTGCCAGCGCGATCATGGCTGGCTTGATGTAACGCTCGGAATAGTCCTCAACCGTCAGAGTCAGGTCTTTGGAAGAGAATTTCCACGAGACGTGCTTCTGTTTGTCGACGGTGATTGAGGTGTTCGCCTCTTCAACGTCTTGGTTGACGCGCGTCTTACCGTCAGCAGCATAGAACTTTACAGGCTTGCGGACAGAAACTGTGTCGCCAACTTTGACGAACTCTTTCTTGTATTCCCGGTGTACGTTGTTCGCCATTCCGAGATTGTTTTCGAGCTGCACAAGGGCTTCCTTGGCGATAATGCTCGGCGTGATAAGGCTGTTAGCCATTGTCGTTTCTCCAGATCAAAGAAATGCGCCCTATGCGCCGCCGCCCATCTGTTTCTGACGGAACTCGGCGTATTCAGACATGCTCATTTCGGAAACCGGCTTGCGCGCTGTCGCCTTACCGCTCTTCACCGTTTTGACCGGTGGAGGCGCTGCCGACTTGGCCGGAGCATTCGCCTTGCTCACCTTGCCTTCCAGCTCGTAAATCTTACGAACCTGGGCGATTGGTGACATTTGGGCGATTTGAAGAGATTCTTTCGGGTGCTGTGCCAGATAATACGCGATATCAACGCCATGATCCGTCTCGAACAGGGCTTCTGTCATGACGGTCGTGATTGCCGGTCCACCCTGCTCCACAGGGCGAGAGACCTTCTCGGTGAAATCGTTGTACTTCTCTGAACCTTCAGCGCCGAAATCCATAAGAGCGTCATTAAAGGCCTGAGCCTCTTCTGCCCTTGTGGTCTCAAAGTCTGTCGAAAGTCGCTGCTGGTCCTCCTGCGCTGTTTCGCGGCGGACGTTGTAAGCGGCACGATCAGCCAGATATTCGCTCTCATTCGAGTAGTTGCGACGATCCGGCTCTTTGATGCCACCGAGGCGCTTTTCCAGACGTTTATTCTCGGCCTCAAGGAATTTCAGGCGATCGGCCTGCTTTTCCTCGCGTTCACGGCGCAAACGGCGCCTGCGCTGAGACTTGGTTTCCGTTTGGGTGTCTTCGGTCTCTGCCTGCTTTTCTTCCTCTGCAGGGGCTTCCTGCTCGATTTCTGCGGCATTGTCCTCTGACGGTTCCTGCTGTTCGCCTTCTACGGCTGCGGACGCCTCGTTTTCACTCTCGTCCGAGAGGTCAGCAAGAGCGACCTCTAGTGCTTCCTGATCAGGCAACGGCTTAAAGCCTCCTCTGATTTATGGGTAAGGGGTTGGTTGCGGCTGAAGGGCCTGCGCGAGTTGCGCCTGCACCATCTGCGTCACCAGTTGCTGAAGCGCGCCCGACTGCATCAGCATTTCAAGCTGAGCCTTCTGCGCTTCTATTTCGGTTTTGCGAGCATCAGCCTGCGCCTCGGCGGCATTCGCTTCTTTCTCCGAAATCTCTGCCATAGCGTTGCGTTGTTCCAGCATCGCGGCCTCTTGGGCCTGCTGTGCCTTCTGCGCTCTGGCTTGCTGTTCCTCTGGATCGTCCGTTTCCGGCTGAACTTGAGGCGGCAGCATCTTTTTGAACCGTTCGGCGAATTCATCCGCGCCGGGCCAGTCCATGTTCTTGGCGATCAGATCCAGCACAAGCGAGGCTGAATCCGGTGAGGTCTGGATAAACTGCAACATGCTTTCTGCAGCCTCCTGGCGTCTCGTCGTGAAGGACGGCCCAGAGCGCACATGCACGTTGTACTCACCAACTTTCAGATCATTTCGGACAACCTGCTGACCGCTCTGAGCATCGATTTCAGGCTTGTTGATCTCGGCGAAGTCTTCCTCGCCATCCTCGCCCAGAATGCGGACCATGCGCGGCGTGTCGTAAATCACAGGGATAAGCTCAACGAGAATGCGCCCTGTATGCTCTACAGAGGCGTTCAGATTGTCTCGGAACTCAAAAGTGCCAACGTCGCCTTCACGTTGACGGGCCATAATCGCCTTGCCGCTGGTCTCATTGCCCTGAGCGCCTAATCCAGCATCATAAATGCCGGTTGTTGCCTTCATTCCATCAGCGGCGCGCAAAACCTGCTCTGTAAAGGCTCCAGAAGACGCTGGAGGCGCTTCACGCATAGGCCGGGCTGTTGGCGCATCCGGATCAACATCGAAGATCAGGACGCTGTGATTGCTCGTGTTCGCGGTCTTCCAGACATCGGCGTAGTTCTGCACCTGTCGTGCCGTAGCCACGAACGGCGCTTTTGGCTGCAACGCCAGATGCTCGGTCTGTGTCGATAGCCAGTAATTGTAGATCGTCTGACTATCCTTGGCGAACCGGATCACAGAGTTGCGGATCATGTGACCGCCGACAGAGTATTCCTCGCCAACAACAGGCACGATAGGAATATGCCGCGTTGGCCATTCCTGAGCCTCTTCCAGAATTTCGTGACCATTCGTCTTCAGGACTTCGACGCGAACGCGATCCGATTCACGCTCTGCAATAATCACCTCTGCCGGAAATCCCTCTGGCAGGTCGTCTTTGTAGCCGGTCGAGCCATCTGCGAGCATACAAACCGTCGCAGGCTCTCTGATCTTGCGCCAGTATTCTGCCACACGGACAGACTTGTCATCACCGTTCAGCCAGCCGCTAGACCAGCTCTCTGTGTCCTTCCCGTCGAAGCTGACAGGCTTGGCGTCCGGATACTGAGACTTGAACTCTTCCTCGGACATTTCCTCAATGACGAAGCACCAGTCCGCATCTTCACGCGTTGGCGCTACTGCAACAGGGTCCCAGACAACGGCAAACGGATTGAGAACCGGCTCTATCCGGATTTCCTGCTCAAAGCTTGTCGGCGATGTGTAATCAGTCAGAACGCGCCAGTGACCAATTCCACAACGCGCCGCGCTGGCACCTGCTGACACGTAAGGGCGAAGCGTAGCGCTTTTGCTCTCAATGTCGCGGATCATGCCGGTCATGATATCGGCAACAGCCTTATCTGCCCCGCCCGAGCCTGCAATTACCTTAATCGCTGGCGGATTGGCTCGCATATCATTGGCGACCTGACGCACATACTGCGGAAGCCGGTTCTCTGTGATGCAAGGGCGCTCATCAGATTCCCGGTCAAGCCGCACATCTTCAGGCCATTGCTCACCAGCAACGAAACGGAGGTCTGACTCCATCTCTTCACGGTTTTTCACATCCGCAGACCATCCAGTGTCGTAACGCTCACGGATTTCCTGCAGAAGGTCTCGATCGCTCATGCTGCCAGATAGCTCCCACGCCCACGGCTTTTGCCGTAAAGTGCTTTCTTGAGTTCATCGCTGCCGACCACATCGCCCGGAGGCTTATACGTGCAGGCCATCAGGCCGAAGCTGTCAGCGTCGTGGCTGGCCCAGTCGTGATTAGGGCCAAGGCCTACGTTGCGGTTGTCGTCTCGTCTCTCGTGATACGCTGCAAGCGCCTGCCTGCCTGCTTTCGTGCCCTCTTCGTCAAACCAGACGCGAGGGAATATCTTGCGGCTTTCCTCGACACGCTTCATCGCAGCGCCGCGCCCTTGGTTCGGGATCACCTCGGTGATGAACTCAACCAATCCCGGCTCGGAAGCGGCGTTCCAGATGTTTCGCCAGGAATAGTCCTGCTTCACCTGATCGCCATCGTGCGGAAGCGTCACAACGCATCGTTTAATCCCACGATCCAGACACCATGTTCTCAGCCAGTCGATGTGATACGCGCTCGATTGACCTTCTGTGCAGTAATGACCAAGCATCCAGACCTGCTGCCCTACGAATTGCCCCGTCCAGATTGAGTAGGCGTCTGCCTTATCACCAGCGCCAGCCAAGTCGTGCCATGTGCGAAGCGTCAGGGATGGATCTACATGCAGATCACGAATACGGCCTTCTGCATTGGCCTGAGACAGATGCTTGGCGTAGTAAGCGCCTTTGTAGTGCGTCCGGAACTTGCCTTCCCAAATCCAATCGTAGTCGTCAGGATCGGTCTGCATATCCATCTGACGCTGGCGATCCAGCTTGGCAGGAAACCAAGGATTGTCGCGCCAGTTCAGCTCTCTGACTTTGACACGGTCACTCTGAAGCAGTCTAAAGCGCTTATGTGTTGCGCTGGCTTCCCGTTCAGGGTTCCACGTCACCCACAGCTCTGCGTTCCAGTCCGATCCCTCTTCACGAAGTGTCGGAAGAACGATCTGCCATGCATAGTCCGTAACGCTTTCAGCCTCGTCCACCCAGATGATCAGGATACGGGCTTTAGACTTGATGCTTTCCAGATTGAGACGCAAGCCGACAAACTTGAACTCTACCAGTCCGCATTTAGTCCGGACGTACTTTTCGCCGACTTCGTAGAACTCTTCCAGCCAAGGCTCTGATTCAATCGCGGCTTTGACCTCGGCCATAGACGATTCATCGAGCGAGTTCTGAAACTCACGGCCACACACGATAACGCCGCGTATGCCAGCCTCTGCGAAGATGCGGCCCTTAATGCAGAGCATCTTGGCGAAGCTTCTGGTCTTGGCGCTGCCTCGACCTCCATAGGCGCCGCGAACGTCTGCCTCTCCTTCAAATACCGGAACGAGCTTTTCAGGAAGCTTAATCTGCAGCGTTGTCATTCGGCTTTACTGCGACAAGCTCGATCTTATTAACCGTCTTGATTGGCGTGTCGTCGTCGTCATCGCCAGAGTGCTTCAGGTGTTGCGGGTTTTTATACCCGTGATTGTTACACAGATCGAAGATGAGACCGGCTGTTGGCGTACCCGATTGAACAAGCCTTTTCGTGCGATCCACTTCGATTCTGAGCCGTGCTTTCTTTATCGTGTCGGAAAACTCAGGCTTTTTTTCATACTCCCAAAGCGCGTTCCGGCTTGCAAAGCCAAGCTCAAAAGCCAGTTCAGCGATTGTCGGAATGTCGCCTGGTTCCAGCTTGTCAAAGTATTGGTCGATCTTCTCGCTCAGAAACTCGGGGTCCGAGTAGAGCGGCGGTCTGCCATTTGGGGCCATGTTTGGGGGTTCCACTTACAGCAGGCTGCCATCAGATTGAGGCTGCCAGTTTCAGTCAGTGTCTTGAGGGGTAGCCGCCGAAATGCCTCTACGTGAAGGTTCTGAGAAGGGGGACAGGCTTCTCGGCGGCAAACTGTAATTAGGGTGCAAAAAAGACGCGGCTTCTGAGGTGAAGCGCGTCGTGAACCGGCTTTCGCTTTGCGTCTGCCGTTGTGGCTTTTCAGGGAGGATGCATCGCACCACAGACTTACTTCGCCTATGGGGTTTATTTATGCCCTGATTTGGAAACGAAATCAACTTTTTCTCAGATAGCTGTTGACTGTACATAATTTATGTATATATTGAACTCATGGCCAAGGGGAACGGCCCCACCGGCTACTCACTGGAGACTGAAAATGACAAATTTTGCTTTCGCCCACATCGCTTCTTGGAAACAAGGTCAGATCGAACCAAAGCTTCCAACTGAAAACGTCGTTGTCGTAGACTATGACCAGACAAAACGCGCTTACAATATCGAACCGGCTGAAATGCCAGAGTTCATTGAATGGGTAGCTGCCGAGTGGGAAGAAGACTGCGACCCTCGCGAATTTAACGAAGATGGCGATTATGCTGAAACAGCGCAAGAATACCTTGATCGCATCTGGTGCACGGTGTCCGTAAAATGAGCCTTTTTTCTGCAGCCCTCCGTGTCACTGGCCTTTCCACAAAAGAGGCCAGTTCTTTTTTATCCGAACAGCTTGGCCGAACTGTGAGTCAGCAAACCGTTCTGGATATGTCGTCTGGCCGTTCGCGCGTTAATCCAGAAGTGTGGGAAGTTTTGCGCACACTCTACCAGATGCAGGTTCGGGCCAGCGAAGAGGCGTTGGACCTGATCAATGAACACCAGCCCGACGAAGTAGAATATACAACGGTTAGCGGGGCTGGTGACTGGCCATCTGAGCGGGTAAAGCTCAACACCGCCGCAATGGTTCTTTTAGGCGATGATAGCGCCGTGGCTTAAGCGGCGCTCTCTACCCTCTCCACAAGCGTTTGATCGACGTTCAGAGCGTAATTGCCGAAGTCGATGCGAACCGCTGACTCTGTGTCTTCCTGTACAGTGCCACAGATACCGGTTGCAGGGCCGGACTTAACGCGGACGGTTTCGCCTTTGAGGAACTTGATACGCTGCATGACGGTCGACTTCTCGTCACGCTTCAGGAAGATCACGTATTCAGATCCACCTTCTTTCAGGCGTACATGCTTCAGGCGCTTTTCCATGAACCAAGCTGGCACTCGGGCAACGTTGAGGCCTGCGAACTGTCCGACCAGATTATACACCTCTGGCAGGTTGGCCAGCTTCTGCCAGTGCAGAGCATCGCCTATGCGCTCCATCTCGATGAAAACATAGCCTGGAACGTCTACGCGGCAATCATCGTCTGTCGCATTGCCTCGCTCGTCCTTGTGTCGCTCACCGATGAAGGCCGAACGAATACCGCGCTCAGAAAGCGACCGGATGACCGATCGCTCCCGAGTGGACTTAACGCGAAGGATGAACCATTGCAGTTCTCGCATTTAGCCCTCCGCTTTTGCAGGCGGCGCCCACGGATTGTAAACGCGAGGGCGGTTAAACTCTTCACGCTCAGCGGCTGCGATGTCGTCAGACTGGACGCGCGGGTCGAAGCCTGACTTTGCGACAATCTCTTCCTGCGTGAAGTCGCCGGTGCAGTCGAGTGTCTTACGCTCTGCCTTTGGTTCATCTGGGGCTTCTGGCTCTGCTTCGACTGTCTCGGGCTGTTCAGTGTGAGGAGAAGGCTCTGAGTGTGAATTTAGGTCCAACTGAAAGTCGCCGATACCGACTTCAGTAGCGTAGACACGGCCACTAGCGCCGGTCTCCGGAACTGTGTAGTCGGCATACCAACCAGTGTATTGATCATACCCAATTCCATTTTTAACCGCTCCTTCAGGAAGATCAAATCCTAAAGGCTGCGCTTCCGTCTCAATGCTTTCAGTCTCTGCCTGTGCTTCGATTGGTGTCACGCGATCATGATCGACTTGGAAATACGATTCTCGTACACCATTTTCATTTAGCACATCGATATTGTAAAATGGTTCGTGGGTCGAAAAGTCTTGACTGACTTTAGAAATCTCGCCCGACAATGTCGCGCCGTCGTCGTCCTCAAACGTCACTTTCTGGCCTACATCATATGCCGACGCTGCCGCTTCTTCGCGCTCATCAATGCTGGCTTCGATTTGAGCGGTTGCTTCTGCTGCGTGGTCGAATGTCTCAGGCGCAGGGGCTGGCTGGATTGCCTCGCTTTCCGTCTCTGGTACGTCCTGAGAGGCTTCTGCGACCTCTTGGCTACCCATGCCGTCTGATTGCTCTGTTTCGCTCTGTGTAGCTTCCTGTGGGGCTTTACGGTACCAGATGATCGGAGTCATTTGAGCACAATCACAATGCCAGTACAAATCTCCGCTCCAGTCGATGTCATAAGATCCGTCACTCAGAACAACCTCGGCCAAAACCTCATCCTCGAAAGGCTGCTCACCGGCGTTACGCTTCCAGCCTTCGCCTTCGGGCATTGGCGGGTCGCCTTCCTCTTCGCCCTCGTGTGGCGTAAGGTCGTTCAGCTCGTCGGCGTCGGCTGATACCGGTGCGCTGGTCTGGCCAAGCAGTTCAGCCCGATAGGCGTCGATCATCTGAGACGTGACGACGAATTTTTGCTCCATCATCTTGTCCACGTCGAGGCATTCAAATTTCCGGCACGCGTCAAACGCCTTGCTCACATCGACGCGACGGTCATCCAGAGCGCGCTTGTGATAGATCGCAGCTACGAATTGCGCTTCACACTGCTGCTGCGCGTCTGCCAAGTTCTCAAGAGCGTTTACCAGCTCCCATGTGACTTCTGATTTTCCGATTAGTTGGTCTGTCATTTCAGTTCTCCGTGATTATGGCTGCGGATCGTTAGGGTCGAGCTGTTGCGACCATCCATCCGTTGCGTTCGCGAATTCGCTCATTTGATCGAAGGCCTTGCGCCTACGCTGTTCGGCAAATTCCTTTTGGCGAGTATTCTTCTTGGGATCAGCTATATCTGAGAGTGCTCGTAGGTAATCAGAGAGCGGCTTACCTAGGCCACTCTCAATTCCCTCGACCGTCCAATGCGACATTGCTGAAAGGACAAAACCAAGTCCGGTAGTGCCAAGCTGTTCGCAGCCATCGACCGTTGCTTTAATCAGGACGGACGCCATAAGCTCCCGCCTGATGCGCAATTGACTCGGGTCTTCGATACGCAGAACGCCTTTTGAATAGCTCATGATGGCAGACCTGCGCGAACCGCCGCATCTTTTGCCTCTAGAAGCTTGCGGAACGCTACTGTTCGTTCTGGATTTCGTGGGCACGTATCAAGCAGAAGCCGCGCCAGATCGCAGAACGGCTTTGACTTCGCCTGCAACACCTCTGGGAGATGGGCGTAGTGAAAGAACCGCAAGATGTGGTCCTGTTGGATTTCTTCAGGTGTAAATTCGTTTGGCTTTGGATGTATTTCTGACATTTCACTTCTCCTTCTGGGCCATAAAGGCCGGTGTTAGGTGTCCGTTTGGCTTGGTTAGGGATGCTGCGCTGATCTTGCGGATGATGACGACGTGATCAGGATGGCCGATTGTGCGGGTCATGCTGCGGCCTCCACCATTTTGATGGCCGTCGATTTGTGAACGCCTGAGAAGCGTTTCGTCGGCTGGTCAAACAGCATGTAGAAGCTGCCCGTTGGCCCCATGATGTCCTTAAACTTGGACTTCCAGACTTTGACTTCTGTTAGACCGTCCACTGTTTCGTGAGACTGGATCGTCACGCCCAGATGGCACTTGTTGAAGAAGTGCGCTGAACCTGAAATGTCATAGCCTGTCGGAAGCTTCTTTGATCCGCCGATCTCAGGCGGTTTACGAGGGTGCGCGATGATGGCAACGTGAACGTTGAACCGCTTGGCAAAGCGCGTGAACGCAGAGAGGTAATTCTTCACCACCTCGTTTTCAGATCGTCCGTTCAGCTCAAGGTCGATCTCCGTCCAAGGGTCCAGGATGATCATCTCGCAGTTGTGGCGATAGATGCACTCTTCGGCGCGTTCGAGGAACCACGGCACCGTCGCCTGAGTGTCATCGCTTGGAACAATGAATCTGAAATGGTCCTTGATCCAGCTTTGCGCTTCGAGCCGGTCATCGTTTTTCAGTTGCTTGTGAGGCTTGCCCGAATACAGAACTTCGAGGTCAGGAACGAGTGTTCTCCGGATATCATCCTCAAACATCGCCGCGCCAATTCGCCAGAAGCGTTGTCGAACCAGATCAACCATGACCTGCTTGAGCACGGTTGTTTTGCCTCGGTTGGCCCAGCCAGTCCAAAAGCTCACCTGCCCCTTGCAGATCGCGATATGCTTGTAAAAATCATCACCCATCGTATCGACACGAACAGGCGCAAGCGGCGGGCTTTCTGGAATGTCATCGAGAATGTAGACGCCATCTGTCGGGACGTATTGCGCCCGCTCAATGCTTTCACGAACACCGCGAACGCCGTAGCTCATCAGCGCGTCGTTCAGATCCTTGCAGCCCCTCGGATAACGAACAATCTTGCATCGTGCCGGACCTAACCGCCCGACCAGATCGTCACGCAGGTTTGTGCCGGGCTCATCGTTATCCGTCGCGATGATGATTTCAGAAACGTCTTTCAGATCATTCCAAGCTTCATCAACACATTCATGCTTTGCCGTACCGACTTCTGCTGGTGCGCCGCCTGGAACTGAAACCACACGGGAGAAGCCAGAGCAGATCGCCGCGATTGCGTCCATTTCGCCCTCAGTGATGATGAGCGGGAAGTCTTTCAGCGTCGGGTCAGCAATCACATCGCGATTGAAGAAAATCTGAGAACCGCCTGCATCCTGAGAGAATTTCTTTTCCCGTGCGCTGCGATATTTCCGATTGACCACCTTGCCGCGCTTTACGAACGGGATAGCCATCCAGTCGCCGTTTGCGTCGGGATCACCACCGGGCCGTGACACGCTGTAAATCCCTGTTTTCAGTGCGACGGTTTCCAGATCGAAACCCCGTTCTTCCAGAAACTTCGCTACGCTGTCGCTGATTTGCATTGTGCGCTCCTTTCGCGCCGCAGTGATGGCAGAACGCCACGACTGACCCGTCTGATTTTGATGTGATGGCAAGGCACCGCTCATTGGGGTGCTTCTTGCGGTTGGCTGAGCATTCAGGGCATTTCACACGCTTGGTGCCGCGCCCTGTCCAACGCTCGCAGAGATGTTGAACCGCGCTCATGCAGCGACCTCCAAAGGTTGCCGCAGAATGACTACGCCGTCCGACTGCCGGATTTTCTCAAGGAATTTGCCGTCTGCCGATTTGCGCAGAGCTGTAGGCTCCTCGGTTTCCTCTTCGCGGATAACCGGCTTGCGTTTCTCGGATTTGACCGTTTGCACGATGTAGGCCTGCGGATCGCCGCTTCCCGCCTGCATGGCTGCCGTGATTGCCGTTGCAACGATCTTCTCGCCAGCAGCAGCGCCGCCAGCGGTTTTGATTTGCATTCCGAGGAACGAACGCGCCGAACGTTCCTGAATGCCGTTGCGTGTCAGCAGGTCGATCCCGCTGGACCAGATGAATTCCCGATCAGAAATTTCCAAAGGCAACGAAGTGCCTGATGTAGATTCTTCGTTAGAAGAAGATACATCAGGAGTAATATCTAACTCTGGTTCTGGCTTCTGGCTTCTGGGTTTATCCCCTGCCTTAAGGTCTGGGTTATCCGACGCAGATTTTTCCTTTTGTTTTCTGAGTGCTGGATTGCCGCCCTTACGGCCATTATTGCGGGCAGTTGCCGCCTTTCTCGCTGAACGTGTCATCTTGCGCGAGTAGATCACACCGGCGCGTGTGCGGGAGAAAACACCAGCGGTTTCCAGTTCACCGAGCAATGCTGTGATCTGGTCAGTCGGTATTCCTGCCAGCACACCTAATTGCGTGTCTGTCGGAGATTGGCCGTTCACGAGAAGATGGCCGTAAGGGCTAGCGTTGTGCATCAGGCAAATGATCTCAATCCAGAGACCTCGTGCGCCTGCGCTGCACATTCTGAGGGCAGGATCGGCCTGCCAGTCAGTCGGATAGAACTTGAACCACGGATCACTCATCAAGCATCCCCTGACCTCGGAGAAGCTTGCAGCCCGCCTCATAGTTCATAGCGAATTGTTCGCTTGTCTCTGATGCACCCCAAAGGCGCAGCATATCACGAACAGCCAGGGCGAATTGCTGACGGGTTTTTTCCCGTTCATAGTTGTTCGGTATTGCCCGATATGTGTTCATCGTGGTATCACTCATAGCGTTACCTCTTCTTTGGTAGGTTGAGGGATTTGGGCGGCTTCGGTCGCCCTTTCTTTTGCGAGATTTTGCAATGTCTCTTTTGCTTTCTCGCTGATCCGGTAGCCGATCCCGCGCAGGTTCTCGATTTCGATTCCGTAAGGCTTCAGGACGTTGCGGAGCCTTGAGACGTAGACATTGACAATCTTCGGATCGCGAAGGTCCATGTGATGGGTGTAGGTTGCAGGACGCGTCACCTCGAACAGAGCGCGACGGGTCGCGTGCTTCTGTGTGATCAGCTGATTCAAGATCACCATCTGAGCGCGCGGAATCTTCAAGAGCTGTTTTAGCTCGTCCACCTTTTCAGGCTCAGCAAGCAGCTCAGCACGAATCTGACGAAGCTCTTCGCGAGCCTCTTCCAGCTCTTCGCGCAGGCGTCGGCAGTGTGGACAGGCGGAATGATCGAAAGCCATTAGATGCACCCCGCTAGTTTACGAAGGTCTGCCGCGTCGCGGGAAAGCTCCTCCTGTTGTCGGGATATGCGTTCGGCATGGCGGCGCTTAATGCCGCTCACCATGGCTTGAGTGTAGCCGAACTCGTTTCTGATTTCAGACACCCGCCAGCCCATAGCCAGATATCGGCAGATGGATGCAGTTTTCTCCGAAAGTCCTGCAAAGGGATCAGCGTCGAAAGCCATTATAGGATTTCTCCTGTTTCAAAGAGTTTGATCAGATCAGGGTCTGGGCGCTCGCTTCGGAAATAATCAGCAATGCAAGTGCGCTGATCCTTGGTGAGCGGCGGGACGCCGTAGATTTGGATGGGCGTGTAATCAGGATTACGAAGGACTCGGATGGATCGTGGGAGCGCCCTATGGCCATGAGGGCCGATGCGGGAAATAAATCCCCTGTCTTCCAGAGCGGTCACCATGCGATTGATGCCGCACTTGGACTTGAGCCCCATATGTTCGCGCATCTGATCATACGAGGGGCAAAAGTCTTGCCGCTGGCAATTGATCAGATACCGCAGGAGTTTTCTTTGCTTCTCGGTCAGCATCACATACGCACTCCCTGCAGGAAGGCCTGTGTTTCTGCCTTGTTTCCATAGCTGTCGAATGCAGCCAGAGGGATAAGCAGGATTGAGAGGGTAATCAGGAAGAAGCGAGTCATACCGCGCCCTCCCCTGAAATTCGCGCCAGAGGAGAGTGATATTGCAATGCAGCAATTGTTTCGTGTAGCTTGCAAACACGTTTAACGATGGGGGCAGACAGTGACGGCATTATGCAGCCTCCGTCTCACTACCAGATTTCAACGCTTTCAGGCGGGCCTCGGCAACTTTGAGGGTCCCCAAAGTCGGCGACACCTTTCCTGCCCTATAGTCCGCGATGCGGGAGCCATTGCCGAACAGCTTACCAGAAACGGTTTTTACCGATTGGCCGGATTCCCGAGCAAACGCTTCGGCCCGGTCAAGAAGATCAGAAAGATAGTCCATGCCACGAATAGAGTGGCATTTTTGCCAACTTGTCAAGGCAAACATGCCATTTGCTGCAAAGTTTCGCGCATGGCATATCTGCCATCATGACCTTAGCTGAACGAATAAGACTTCGCCGAGAAGAGTTGGGCCTGAGTGAACCGGAGGTTTGCACTCGTGCCGGACTCGCAAAAACCTACATCAGAGATTTGCGTACTGGCCGCAAGAAATCCGTAAAGATGGACACACTTAGGGAGATCGCCCGAGTTTTGAATGTTGATCCAGAGTGGCTTTTTACGGGAGAAGGAAAGCGAGAAGAAGCCGTATCGGCGGATCGAGGATTGGCAGTAATTGACGATGAATTCTTGACGGTGCCTATTTATGATATTCGCGCAAGCGCAGGCGCTGGAGCGCTCGTGAATGAGGAAGCAGTCGAGGCACACCAGCCTTTTCGGGTACAGCAAATTGACAGGCTTACAAGAACCAAGCCCGAAAACCTTGCTGTCATCACAGTGTCTGGCGACTCGATGTGGGAGACACTGCATGATGGTGATAATGTCCTCGTGGATCGAAGCATTACGAGGATCGTGCGCGAAGGCATCTATATTCTTATGTTCGAAGAAGAATTGCTGGTGAAGCGATGCCAAAGAAACATCGAGACTGGCGCGCTTATGATAATCTCAGACAACCCCGCTTACAAAACCTATGAAGTCAACAATCTCGACAACTTCCAGGTTCTTGGGCGAGTAATCTGGATTGGGAGATCAATAGGATGACACCATACGAAGAGGAACAGATGTTCCTATTTATAGTCCTCGGTCTCAAGTTCGGAATATTCGTACTTATGCCATGGTGGTTCGGAGCCGGTGATATGTCACACTATGATGATCTCGGGATTTGGGAGCGCGTAGGCATGGCTGCCGGTGATGTCTTCCGAGGCTATGGAATCATCTTTCAAAACATCAAATCTTGGATGGGCTTCTGAGTTTTTTGACTCGAAGTTGGCATTTTTGCCATTTTCTCCTTTACATGCCATTTCTATCGTGGCATGTTTGCCATCAGACGCCCGACAGCGCAAGTCCCCGCGCTAACCGGCTCCGTCCCTCCCTAAGTCGGGTCGGGCGTCAACCAAAGGAGATACACGATGCGACATTTTCAAGGTGAACAGTTTGACGCCGATCTGGCACGCGAAGCGACACGCGACCTCTACGCAGAGACAGCGCCGCAACTCGCCGCAGCTATTGAGCGCACCATTGAAACCGCGATCAGCCTTTCAGCCCTGACTGATGTTCAAATTGCCTGCATGGGCGAAGGCATCATCGAGAATGTCTGTGAAGCCCTTCAAGAAGAGCATGGCGAGGACTTTGACGCCAAGGCCTTCATCGCGACTGTAGAGCTTACCACACCGCGTTACAACGCCGCTCAGTCCGCAGCTAAAGACTTCTGGGCCAAGCAGCGCGAGGCTCGTGCAGCATGAGCCGGACAGCCAGACAAATCGGACAGCAGATTGAGGTAGTGCTGAAAGGCATTGCCGACCTGCCAGCGCCCGTCCTTCGCAACGTCGCTGAGGATATCGCAGAGGCCTACTTCAAGCAGGACTATTCCGGCCCATTGGATGAGTTCGAATTCTTCGAAGACTGCCAGCGCTGGTCAGACATTTGGACCGCCGCACTCCAGCCAGCGAGGGAAGCAGCATGACACAGAAAAAATACGAATTTACTGGCGAAACCAAGAAGCATTTTGGTCGAACATTGCATCAAATCAAATCGCTCGTGGCTATCGCTAGTATCGGTGTATCTATTGGTGATCTTGGCGGCTGGATAGAATCAGAACGCAATCTTACGCATTCCGGCAATGCGTGGGTCTACGGCAATGCGCGGGTCTCCGGCAATGCGCGGGTCTACGGCAATGCGGAGGTCTCCGGCGATGCGTGGGTCTACGGCAATGCGCGGGTCTACGGCGATGCGTGGGTCTCCGGCAATGCGCGGGTCTCCGGCAATGCGGAGGTCTCCGGCAATGCGCGGGTCTACGGCAATGCGCGGGTCTACGGCAATGCGCGGGTCTACGGCAATGCGGAGGTCTCCGGCGATGCGTGGGTCTCCGGCAATGCGCGGGTCTACGGCAATGCGCGGGTCTCCGGCAATGCGCGGGTCTACGGCGATGCGGAGGTCATATGGATAAGCCATGTAGGCTCCGAATCCGGCACACTGACGTTGTTTCGCACAAAAGATGGAGCGCTCGTCAATCGCGGATGCTTCACAGGTACGCTTGACGAATTTGAGGCGGCGGTTCGCGAGAGGCACACCGATAGCCTTCATGCGCAGGAATACCTGTTGATTGTGCAGTTAATGCGCCTCCGTGTGGCTTCGTGGCCAACGCGAGAGGTCTCGGAAGATGGGGCAGACGCAGCATGACCCCCGTGTTTGACCTCACCGGCAAGCTTGCGGCGACTGAACGCCTCAACTGCCCTGTACGCATCAAAGGCGAACCCGGCTTCCGCATTGAGCGCATCCGCAACAGCCTGATCGAGATAGAGCGCGGCATTGCCAGCATTGATCACGACATGGCCGAGCTGGATCGCGCTTACCGGATTAAGCAGACGCAGCTCACTCTGGCCAGAGCAATGGCAGACGAAGCCCGAAGCGCAACAGCTGCAAAACTCAGCGCCGCCATTAAACGCGAGCGCGATGAACTGGAGAGTGTGTGATGCTTAAAATTACCCGTTTTGAAATTGACCACGTTTTCGAAGGTCTTCCGCCGCCGCTGCTGGAGCCTCCTACGGATGAGCTGGAAACAAAAGCATTTGATGCGATTAAGAATGCTGGTGGCTTCATGTGGCTTGTTGGCTCTCGGTCAATACGCCATGCGGCGACCCCAGACAGTGACTACGACTTTCTTGTCATTACGCGTCAACGAATTCCGGAAGTGATTAACGGAGAACTTGGCTTTGAGCTGGATTCTGGCGGCGCTCATTACGATCCATCCGAGGGCCAGTTTAATAGCTGGCGCAAAGATCGGGTCAATCTCATTGCTACTGATGACCAGCGATTTGCGAAACGATTTCTTGCTGCAAACGAAGCGGCAAAACGTATCGGGCTTTTGCGCAGAGAAGATCGCGTGACGCTATTCGAGGCAGTTTTGTACGGGCGGCTAAGTGAGTCGAAGCATCAGTGGGAGGCCGACTAATGCCTCTCTTCCTAACCACCTGCGCCTTGTTTGCTGTCCTGCTGGGCCTCTCTGTCTGGCCGAGGGGGAAGACGTGATGAGCAATCGACCTAAGCGAAACAAAAAGCGCGACCGTGAAAACTACGAGGTCTGGCTACATCCCACCAAAGGATGGAGGCACCGCGCCAAGTATAGTCACGCTGATGGACGCCACAAAGACACAGAGCGCGTCATTCAAATGATGGCGAGTTACCCAATGCATAGCGCGGGATATCTGAACGCGAACGCTCTCTGGGGATGGTCGCGCAATGGATGACCTCGACCTAGTTGGCCTCTTCCTAGCCGGAATGACCCTCTGCGCAACGGCGCTCTGCTTTGAGAAGCCTTTGCCACGCTGGACGCTCTACCTCGCTGGCATGGCCCTCATGCTCACAAGCGGGGGAATTAAACTTCAACAAACATGGAGCTTTCTATGACTGATCTGAACAACTGGGACGTTGCGCTAGACGATATGGTGCGCCGCCTGGACGAAATCGAACGCCGCGAGAATGAGCTTAAGAACGAACTGAAAGCCGTTACAGAGCAGAAGGCAACCGAGCGCGGAAATATTCTTGCGCACCTGCAAGAGGCTGGCGTCCCGTCTCAGGACCATGAACTAGCAACGCTGAGCGTTAAGCGCGGATCTATGTCTGTGCAAGTCGCAGCGCCTGACGCCCTGCCCCCGAAATACACCCGCACCAAAGTAGAGCCGGACAAGAAGAAGATCAGTGACGCCCTGAAAGAAGGCCTCTCTGTACTCGGCGCAAGCTTTGAGCGCGGACCGGATTCAATCGCTATCAAATGGAGAAAAGACAATGGCTGATGGTATGCTGCCGAGCAAACCGGAAGGACTGGAATTGTTGCGTATGCCATTTCCAGAAAACCAGATTTCTAAGCTGCCAAAACCGACCAAGCACCAGACGGAAAGTCTGAAGGCTGCAATTAAGGCTAAGGACTGGTCTGTTGGAATTCGCTGCCAGCTTTGCGGACAATATCACCACAAGGACGTTATCCACCTCGATTACGTTGGTCACGCAGCCCTGACTGACCGGCTTCTGGATTGTGATCCGAACTGGAACTGGGAGCCAATGTCATATGATGCCAATGGGCTTCCAGCTCTGGATAACAATGGCGGAATGTGGATAAGGCTTACCGTCTGCGGAGTAACCCGTCCCGGTTATGGCGACGCGCCCGGAAAGAACGGCGGCGACGCAATCAAAGAAGTGATTGGCGACGCTTTGCGGAATGCTGCCATGCGTTTCGGTGCTGCCCTAGACTTGTGGCACAAAGGCGACCTGCACGGCCCAGACGACAGCGGCGAAAATGAAGCTGATCGTCAGGAGTCGGCTGATAACCGGAATACCGCTCCGCCAGCACAAAAGGATGATCAAGAGGCAAAGCCAGTCGATGACCGGACCGAGGGCAACAAGATACACGACTGGGTAAACGATAATCTTTCCCGCTGTGCATCGCTCGAAAAGCTGGACGCCTTTCACGAGAAGCACGCCGAACGCATCAACGCGCTCGCGAAGTCTGAAAAGCACTGGTTCATGAAAATCGTTGAGCTGTTCACGGCTGCACGCAATCGCCTGAACGAAGCTGAGCCAGAATTTGAGGACGCGCACTAATGGCGGATGGACCTCGCCTCTACGCTCGTCGGGTTGGTGAAACGCTTGTTTTGCAGCCCGACGATGTTTGGACCGCTGACCGGATTTACGATCACCTGAAGCCCGACAAGCTTATCATGGTTCGCACTGAGACAGGGCGCAATCCGCAACAGCACCGCTTCATCTGGAAGCTGGCCACCGTGATTGCCGAGAATAGCGATATTTATCCTACTGATCAGGCGGTGATGAACGATTTCAAAAGATGGGCTGGCCGGTTCGATATGGTCCCGTCAATCGACTTGGAAACAGGGCGAGTCTCAATGAAGGAAGAGCTGCATTCTATGAGCTATGCGGCAATGCCTCAGAAAGACTTCGAGGAATTCTTGGCGCGGGCTCTGGATGGTGTTGTCACTCACATTTGGCCGACGCTGACACAACTCGAAACCCGCGCACTAATCGATGAAATGATCGGCATTACTCCGAGCGGGAAGACCATCCAACGCAAGCGCAAAGCAGCCGCCGAAAACGAACCGGCATAGGAAGGAATAGAGATGGCGCGCTCATACGCAAAGTGTCGTCGCGATTTTGAAACGCTAGAGACGTTCGCAGAGCTTGATGATGCTGTTGAAATCGACTCCATGAGAACATGGCTAATGGAGAATCCGACAAAGGCCGCCGCCGCTGACTTGTACGAAAGATGCATCGGCAATTGGTTTTATGAGCATCACGGTGAATTCAAAAACCCTACAGTCAACAAGATTGCTCGCGATCATGGGTTTGAAAACGAATGACCCTCATTCCAAAGGTAAAGCCGCCGCCAGCTAAGGCAGAGCGCAAGAGCTGGCCGGAGAAGGTCAAGCAGGAAGTGCGCGAACGGTCTGGCGGTGTCTGCGAGGCTCACCGAATTAAGGCCCGATACGGCCTGCCGAAGTCGTGCGAACGCAAAGCGGAGGATCTGGACCACATGGAGCCAGTCTGGGCACACGGTGAAAGCACGACCGAGAACGCGGCCTATCTTTGCAAGGACTGCCACAAGGTCAAGACGCTGATCGACAACCGAGAGGCCAAAGAGGCCTCCCGCAAGCAGGGCTACACCGGACAGGCTGCACGACGCGCCAAGCGCAAAGCAGCAGGCAAGAGGCCACTAATTCAAAGCCGGAACAATCTCGGCTGGAAACCAGACAACTACGTGTCCCCGCTTTCAAAAGCTGGACGGAAAGGAAATAGAGAATGAACCTATCCCAGATTAAGAGCGATGCACTGGCGGGAACGCCTGCAGACCCACCTACCACCATAGCACTTGTAGAAGAGGTGGAGAGGTTGCGGTCTGAGAACGCGATACTCTGCCTTGTGCTCAAGAACGCGCTCGAAGACGGAATTGATCTTGAGTTTGAGGAATGGGGAAAAGAAGCACGCCAAGCCCTTGGAGCAGACCAATGACTAAACTCTCAGAGCGCATTGAAGCCTGTACTGGCGATACAACAGAGCTGGCCGCTGAAATGCTTACGTTTGTGACGGGAAAGGATGTGTTCGAAGCTGGCGGAATGCTTGTGCAGAAACCTGAACAGGCAAAAATCAATATTCATGCCAACCCCCTCACCGACTTGAACGCCATTGCTGCGTTAGAGCGGGGGTATCTGTCGGGACAGTACTGGCCAGTATATATCGAAACGTACAGAAGCGGTATTGCCTATATCTCTTCAATCAAATTGGCCGATGGTCAGCCCACTTTTCTGAAGGCCCCGACCGAAGCCCTCGCCCGTTCTGCCGCCCTTGTACGCGCACTGGAGGTGAGCCGTGACGTGTGAGACTTGCCGCTTCTGGGAATACCAACAAGGCGCATCTCAGTATGAGCCTAAAACTAAGTATGGTGAATGCCATCGCTCAGCGCCCACAGCCTCACTTCCTGCAAGCTGGTATCGTGACGAAGACTACATCGAGGCCGAAGACCTTAGCGCACGCTGGCCGATGACAGATCATTGGACATGGTGCGGAGAACACCAACCCAGAGAGGTGAAGCAAAAATGAGCCTCGCCACACAAGCAGAGATCAAGCGCATGATCGACGCCGCTAAGGCTGTCGGGATGACGATCTATGGCTTTGCAGTGGACGGAAAGAAGATCACGGTGTTCACTCAGCCTATGATGGAAGCCAGCAAAGAAGACGAACTAGAACGCTGGCTTCGTGAGCAAGAAGAAACAGCAGCATGATAGAAGGCCTCTACCATTCCAGACGGAAGCTCGCTAACGGGAAGTTTCGCTATTACTACTATACGCGAAAGCAGCACCCGCGCACCCAGTTCTGGACATGCGACGGCCTTAAAGTCAGACAGCCATACCCGAAAGAATTTGTCCGCGCCTATGTCGACGCCATTAAGGCAGAGAAGGCCGCTCACGATGATTATACAGCGTTTGAGCGCCTAGCCGATGATTGGGCCGGAACCCTTACAGCAAAGACCCGTGAGGGCTATGCCAGCTATATCAAGAAGGTGCGTGAGAAGTTCCGTAAACTTCCGGTGTCAGCAATGGCAGACCCTAAATTCAGAGGCGTTGTGATTAAGTGGCAAGGCGAACTTGCTGCATCCAGCGCCCGTACAGCCGATATGTGCGTCTTTGTCGTCAATCAGATTTCTAAACATGCCGTGGATCTCGGAACGATTTCAGAGAACCGAACAGACCGCATCAAGAACAAATACCGCGCTCCGGATGACAAGACACCAATCCCCCAGGCGGATATTGCAGCCTTTCTCGATGGCGCGAACCCGACCGAGGCCGACATATTCATCGGGGCAACTCATGTACCGCTACGCCGTAACGACCTCGCCTTGCTTTCATGGTCACAATTCAAGGGCGATCACTTCGATCTCTCCGAAGTCCGCACGTCTAAGCGCAACCAGATCGCTATTATCCCGCTCACAGCTGAAGGACAGGCGCATTTCGAAGACATGAAGCGCAGACAGGCACAATCAAAGAAAGGCCTTGGCCTGCGTGTATTCACTGGCGAGCGCGGCAATCCTATGCGCCCCGATACGCTTGGCCACAAGATCAACGACCGATTCAAAGACCTTGGCCTTGACCACACGCTGCACCGGACGCGCAACACCTACGCGACCCGCCTCTGCGTCGCAGGCTTCAGCAATGCAGAAATCGCGCTGATTATGGGCTGGTCTGAGACTGACGTGGAAGCAATGAAGAAAATTTACGTGGATCGGAACGCCGTTGTGCTGTCGATGATTCACAGACTGAATCAGAACAAACACTGA